AGGCCAGCGGTTTAGACGTGGTGGCAAAAGGCCAAGCATGCATCGCCAGAACTTGCGCCAGACAACGATCCCAGGAGCGCCGATAAATGCGCGCTTCCTTCGTCCGATCAGCAAGGGCCGAGATAGGAATGTCGGAGCCGATCTTGATTTGTGACGCATTGCAAATATCAACGTCAGACATGGTAATCCTTAATTAAAAATCAATAACCCCAGGCGCGCGCAGATATCATATTGACCGCCAGACGAACCTCAAGCGCGGTAGCACCATTGCTTCGATATGCATACAACGTCGTCAACATCGAAGTGTTTGCAGGAAGCGCAGTGCCAGCAGTACCGGTCAATGTTCCAGAGGCCACATCACCGGTGTTTAGGCGCGTCACTTTGTAATTAACTTCATTATCGATGCCAGGATCGGCATAAAGCTCAAACTGATAAACGTCGACACCGTTCGTGTTGGCCGGGAATGACGAGCCAAGATCAATCGGAGTTTGTGCAGCAGAGCCTCCGTAATAGATCTGCATGTTCGCATCACCTGATCCGTGACCCATGCCGATCACATTCGTGAACCCTGAAGGAGTAAACGAACCAGCGGGTGCAGCCGTTGTGTTGGTAACACCAACAAACTGCCGAGCATCAGCAACAGTAGCAGCGTCATCAGAAGCGAACCGAGCCACATAATGAAAACCGCCGATATTGGGCGTGCCAGGAACACCAAGAGAAATACCTTTGTAGCCATGACGAGCGCCGCAAAGATTGCCAGCGGAAGCACTTGAAATGAAATGCTTGCGCTGCATGCGAGTGTAAAAACTTGCTGACGTGGATCCGGGATTGTTCTCGGTACCAGAAACAGTAACGCCACCAGTAGAAATACCGAGGCTGGTCAATGCGCTGAAATCAGGCTGAGCAAAAAAGGAAAACTGGCGGCCAAGGAACGAGTGAAGATTTACAGAATCCTGCTCAACGTTGATCGAATGAAAAGCAGATACACCAGGAGCAACATGCTCAACGATTCGTTTTGCACCAGCGGACCCGACAGCAAACCTATCGGCAGCACTTGCCACCGAGTTGTAACCAACAGCAACCGAGCTAGCAAAAGCGGCGCTCGCCGATTTACCGAGTGCCGTGGCGGCATAAGCTCCAGCACTAGCAGTGTGACCAACGGCCGTACCATAGGCGCTATTGCAGGCAGTGTTTGCACCGACAGCGACGGAATAAGAACCCGAGCAGTCAGAGGTGTGACCAACAGCAACCGATTGTTTGCCAGCACTGGATGAAACGCCAATGGCAACAGCATTATTGCCGCCGACCTCAGTCAGTGAGTCTTTACCAATCGCAACAGAATCAGCCTCGGTAGCCACCGCATTAGTGCCAATCGCCGTGGAGCTGCCCCCTAAAGCCTGGGCAGAATAACCAAGCGACGTCGAAGATACGCCAGTCGCTTGCGCGTAAGCACCAATTGCTGTCACCTGGCCATCGGCATGGTCTGCTACTGACTGCGCGCCAAAAGCCGTGCTACCGATACCATCAGCAAGAGACGAAGCACCGACCGCAGTAGCGTATGCCGACGTTGCAGATGCCATGTTGCCGAACGAAGTAGTAGCGTCAGAGTCGGCAATGGCAGAGTTGGCAAAACCAGCAGCCGTTGAATTGGTGCCAGAGCCTGTGTTCTTCAGATGAAATGCCAACAGGTCGGTGATGGTGGTTTGCTTGTTTGTTCCAGCTTCAGCCATTGTGTTGTCCGAAACATCAACAAACTCGATCAGGTCATCGCCATCTGGTGAACCTGCAATAGTGCCTAATTCTGGAATTGTGCCTGGCATGTCAAGCTCCTAACGTTCTTACAACACCATCGTTTAAATACCGAGCGCTCCCGTCATTTAGACGCCGAGCATTCGCAGGAATACCACCGCCACCACCGCCACCAGGACGGGGTAGATGATTCAACACGCGATCACGAACAGGATCACGAACGCGCTTTAAAACTTTACTGTGAATGGCCACGGATCACTCCTCAAGGAACAAACCGGAAGAAACACCATCAGCACCAGCAGAGAGACGTGTGAAACGCCAGGTGCCAGGGCCAGTGAGACGAACCTCGCCATCACCTTCGCCAGACAGCCGACCTTGAATTTTATCGACGCCAGGAGTGTCCTGTTCGATTTCGTAGATACAGTCGCGCGGGACCGAATTAGCACTGACGAAGATGCCGACTATCGCGGAAACGCCATCGTCGAGATTTACGTCGTCGGATACAGCGCCGACCGTGGTACCAACAGCAAGAATGGTGGATTGAGTCGACATAGCACGCTCCTAGAAAAGGGCCGAGATAACCCGGCCCTTCGTTTTCCCACCTGCCAATTACGTGGCAGGGTAATCGTTCACCGAATCACTGCCGTGCTTGAAGGTACGGAAGGTATTAGGCTCGTTCGTGATGAACATATTGTAGGCGCCTGCAGCCATTGGGCCGGTGCCGACGTTGTAGCGACCGCCGATGTAATCCTTGTAGTCGGCATTCGGCAGCGGGATAACAGCCAAAGTTTGACCAGCCTTGATCGTGGTGGTGCTGATTGCAGCAGACTGCCAGTGAACAACGGCACCAGACGACAGCGCCTCATTGGTGGCCGATTCCAGCGAGAACTGGATGGTATCGCCATCGGTAGGTTCGACAGCACAGGTGATCACGAAGAACAGGTGAGCCGGTGCGCCGAGGTTTTGAGTGTCATTGGGCGAAAGGCCGAGGCCGTCGCGAGCGATGACGTTGGCAGAAATCGCATCAACCGTTACGGCTTGAGCGTCCGACAATTCGGTGTTTTTATCAATACGCATGGGAGTACTCCTAAAATTTTATTGGTATGAGCCGTGGAAACCACGGCTCACGTTGCAACCATTTGAACCAGGGAACCGACCGATTAAGGTGCGGCGCCGATAGCGTCCTCGTTCCAGCCCAGGGAGTCGGTTTTTTCGATTGGAATGCCCCGGAATTTCAGGACAGCCTTGCCTTCGATATTTTCCGACGTGGTCAAGCCAAGGATGCTGCGGTTGTTGGCTTGCAGATCCAGCCATTCGTGAATGTCGCGATTCACATAAATCACGGCTCGCTCCATGTTCATGTATTCGATACGGTTCACGGCTTTGATCAGCTCATTGGTGAGGATCAAATCGGTACCGGCCACAGGCGCGACCTTCAATGCATCCTGGTCGATGTTGGCAACGCGCACGATGTTGCGTGGTTCTTCGATTGCGATACCAGCCTGCAGAGCGAACCAGTCGCGGTACGCAGGGAAGAAGCCGCCAGCACCATCGGACACCAGCTCGTCGCCGTAGTCGGTATGTTGAATACCAGCCTGCGTGCCTTTCGAGTAGATACCGTAGACCGAGTCAGGTCCCCAGCCGACCACAAACATCGAGGTCAGATCGGAGCCGGTACCGGCGCAGTTGATCACCTGGCGAGACAGCACGCCGGTGGTGTACTGGTAACGTTCTTTCAAACCGACGAAACCCTCGGGAGTCACGGCCGAACCGTTGAAGAATTGATCTTCGAACATTTGGCCGATCGCCTCGATGTGGCGGCCGTTTTTCTTGACGCGGAAATCGGAAACATTGGTCGAGAGCTGAGCCAGCACTTTGTCGACTTGACCCAGCGAAGCGAACTCGGCAGTCGCCTCGGTCAAACCGTTTGCACGGCCAGTCGAAGGCTTCACGCCAGCGTTCAATTTACGCAGGACGGCAGCAGGAAGCTCGGTTTCAACAACGATGCGGTGACCGTTGGTGGTGTTGGTTTCGACGAAAGGAATCGCCATAAACACGGGTTTGCGCTTGGTCAGCACTTCCGCGATTGGCAGTGGTTTTCCATCTTCGGTGTATCGGGACGATACGTCGAGGATGTTAGGTACATCATGGGCAAGGGTAGTCATGGCAATCTCCAAAAATTAAACGGGAATGGTCAGGGTGCATCGTTAACGTTTTGTCTTGTCCGGTTTCGATGCGTAATGGTATGCGCGCTCGCCTTCGGATTGTGGCGCAGGAGGTGGAGTACCACCGCCGATGCCTTCCATCTGGCTACCGCGTGACAATTTGCCCAGCATGGAGAATGCCCACAAAGCGTCCGGGTGATTACCCCAACCTTCCTTGTTGAAATTCTCGATCAAATTAGGCCGTACAGCATTGGCCCATTGAATACCAGCCTGGGCATCCGCAAGGATTCCATCGAAGCGCGCGCCGAATTCAGTCCGGGAATCAACTCCCCAGTCCTCAATTTGCTTGACTCGCTGATCTTCCAGCGCCTGCTTCACAAACCCGGCATCTTCGGCCGCCAGGCGTGGGTAAAGGTCGATGAGTTTCTGTGCTTGCTCCTGCGTCAATTCCAAATCACGGAACGTCGAAGTCGCTACATTGAGTCGCTCACCTTCCAAAGCAAAGCCCTCGGCCAACACGAAGTCGGCATAAGGTTCTGGAGCAGCCGGATCACTCCCATCGGCATTAGCAGGAGGATCGCCAGCAGGATCCGCGCCACCCTGACCATCCCCGGTCGGCGGCGCGCTGGCCCCCTTCGAGTCTGGATTTGCAGCAGCAGCGGAAGATGGATCTGACGACGGTGCAGCCGCCGGATCCACAACGGGTGCAGCAGCCGGAGCTGCTACGTTTGAAGCAGGCGCAGCCGGCGCAGCGGGAGCTGCAGCAGGTGGCGCACCAGTAGGAATTGCATCAGTCATTGTCGCCCTCGTCGGTTTGAACAGCTAAAGCGTCGCGTTTTGCCTCGGCTCGCATTTGAGACTCGCGCTCTGGGCAATACTTTCTCACGAAATTAAGCCACCAGCCAGCGGCATCCTGCCAGCCGATCGCGTGGGCCATGTTGATCACCTCGGGACGCAGCGGTGAAAGGTCGTTATTGGCATCGATCAAGAACGCAGAAAGCAGACGACGAGCCTCGGGTAATTCCATCACCTTCTGAACGTCGGAAGCCAAACGCTGCTCGCGATGTTTCGCCGCCAATCGCTCGGCCTTGGCGAGCTGTTCCCGTGCTTCTTGATCTTCAATAACACCCATTACATGCCCATCCCTTGTGCGAGCGTTTCACCTTGCGGCATGGAATCCTTTAAGGTTTTTAGCGCCATAGCGCCGTCCTTGAGAGGCCCGGCCATTTCGGCCATTTGTTGCATTTTTTGCTGCTCCGCGCGACCGGCGCGAATCTTCTCGACAGCCTCGTCGCCGCGAACAATGCGCGCAGGGCCACCATTGCGTTCGTGGAATTCGTCGATGATTTGATCGGTGTCCAGCTTGTCGCCGACAGAAGGATCCTCCGGGTAAATTTGTTTCAAGGTCGCAACGAAAGCGACGGTGCGCTCGATGGTACCGAGGCCGGCCGCCTTCTGGGCTTGCGCAAGAATCGAGGTGTACTCGATCGTCACAGGCTTGCCGTCCATGATTTCCGGTGGTGGTGGAATTTGGCCGTTGCGTTCCAGGATGCTGTAGACGCGAACGATGACAGGATCCAGCACTTCGTCGGTCAGCGATTCCAGGGCAGGCCCAAGCATTGCGACCTTCTCCTCCTTGCGCTCGCTGATTTCATACGCGGTGCGTTCCCGATCGTCCAGGAAGTCCAGCATGCGGAACAGGTCGGCATAGAACGCGCGCTCGACGCGGCCCTCCACCTCGCGGATTTCGCCCTTGACCTCGGCAAGACCGCGAGCGTCCGGCGTGTAGACCGGCTTCACTTCCTGCTGGGTTTGCGATGGGGTGATATAGATACGCTCGCCAGGGTTCAGACCGACGCCCTGGCCACGCAAATACGACGGAAGCGCCAGCGTCGGCTTCGACATTTGGTCGATGATGCGCAGCTTTTCCGATTCCACGTACTGCAGCTGCTTGATATCGCCCAGGGAGTCGAGCGCCGGCGAGGTGGAATAGACCGAGTCGGCATCCGCGTCCCAGCGAGACGAGCAGATCGGGTTCTCGTAGTGGCCACCCATGTCCAGGCAACCATAGGCGTCGCTTTCGGAGCCAGAGATCCAGTACACCTGGCGAAACGGCCGGTACATTTTGCCCTGCATGCCTGGGCGCTTGTCCGGGTTTGGCTCAATCAGGGATTCGACCGTAAACATTTGGTCGCCCTTGTCGTCCTTCACGGCCTGCAGAACCTTGTCAGGGATCCCCTTGGATCCCTCGTACTTCGCCACGATGTTGCGCGCGCTCGACTGGTAGGTGTACCAGAACGAGTCCACCTTGCCACGGTGGTCGATGTTGATCGCATAGGTGCCGATCATTCGGGTGTAAAAGCGTACCGTCGTCAGCACGTCCTCGTCACATGCCAACGACGCCACGCCGAAAAGATGGCGCTGGTGATAAAACCGAGGCAACTCGGTGTAGAAATTGGAAGTAGCCAGCGTGTCCCGGATGATTTGTGACACATCATCCAGCCAGGCTTTCACATCAGGGTGCTGCATCAGCATGGCATCAGCCAGGGCAGTGCGGAACCAAGGACGAGACTTCGAGGTATGGCCGCCCATAAAACCAGCGTCCATCGTTTTCAGAGCGCCGGTAGCCTTGTTGTTGATCACCTTGGCGCGCGACGGCAGCCTGTTCTGCGCGTCCACTTTGTACAAATACTTGGCGGCCCACGGATCCACGTACTCGCCGACCTGACGCCAGTCAGCCTCGAAAGGCTGACGAATTTGGATCATCGTGGCTTTCCGAGCCTGGCAATGTTTACGAAGCGCTGCGTCCATTTAGCGGGAACTCCAAGAGTTAAGGGCCAGGCTTCGAGGTCGAGCCAGGCCCAAGCAACGTGGTGTACGGCACCGACGTCGGCATTTGATAATTCGCGGCCGCCAACGCTGCTGCATTCTTCGCGCGCTCCTTGCGGAAACGGCCAGTAGGATCGCCCACGACGGTATTCGTCAGACCAAGCGGATCCGCATACTTCTGGTTTTTGCCAAACATCGTGCCAGATGGCGACATGATCGATTGAACGCTGCACATAGCATCAGGCTCCTAACAAAGTTTTACCGGCATACACAGGTGGCGCCATGCCTCCGGTGATGATGGTGGATTGCCGGCCGTTCTTGACGCGGCTCCGTTGACGGAAGCGCTCGCGTTCACGCATTGCAACGTCGTCGATGATTTCGGGTGATGCCGATGGAGGATTCGCGATCGGCTTAACTGCCGGCGGTTTGCTCATGCACATGAATCACCTCATAGGGTTGTAGAAGTCGCTGCCCGAATTGTCGGAAGCATAAGACTTTTCCAGGTATCCCGCTATACCCGCGTCAGGGGAACCAGGAGAACGTGGCAACGGCACGACCGGATAGGCGAACGTCAAAGCCAGGGCATCGGCATAGTCCGGCGACCGGCCAAGGCGAGCCTTAATTTTTTCCTTCGGCTCGATCAGCATCCGGTCGCGAACATGGGTATAGGTCGGCGTCGTCAGCTCGGCAATCAGCTCGGGAATTCTGGGGAGAGCGCCGCCCTTCTTGATCCACTGCGCCATCTTGTCCCACATTTCGGCCCGGATGTTGGCGTAGCGAGGATCCGACGCATGGCCGGCAAAGTGAATCGGGATCGGGTACCGGTGAAGCACCTCGAGCTGGTCGACCCAGCCACCACCAAAGCCGCCGGTGTTATCGACGAAACAGCCATCAGCACCCCAATCGGTCCACTTCTTCTGGACGGCACCAGCACCCTGCAGGCTGGTCGCATTGCGCAAAACATCGGGCATGAATGATGCCAAGCCCTGGCGTGGGAAAATAACGCTCTTGTCGTCACCCTCGCGCGCCACGTCGACACCCAGGATTTTAGCCGCGAACGAATAGTCGTCCGGCTTGATGTGCCGGTCCATCGCCGCAACCACTTCCTCATGGCTGAGCAACGAGTTAAACGCGGTAGGCGGGAACAGGCCCAGGATTGTCGCCATCACCCACGGATTGTCGCGGCCATGCTCGGCGATCATTGCGCGCGCATGCTCGATCGACACACGCGGCGTGCGTTTCGGATCGTCCGGATCGGCCGTGATGGTCACCACACGCCAGGAGGTGGCGCCGGAAGAACAGGACTCGTACAACAAGCCAGCCATGCTGGTCGGGTTTCCTGCCTGGGCAATCAGCGCATCGATCGGAGAACCCGTGAAGATTTGCTGAGCTGTGCGGCCCACGGTCGTCGGCATTTCGCCGGTTTCATCCAGCAGCACGAACGGGAACTGGCTATGCAAGCCCGATAGCGCGCGGCCGATGGCCTCCGAGTCTGCGTCCTTCGCGAACGATCGAGCCGACAAGAACCAGGTCTCCGGATGATCGACCGCGTAGATTCGCTCCTTTGTCCACTTGAACGCCTTGGACAAGAACGACGAACGGCCCTGCCACTTCGCCAGCTCAGACCAGAGATTGTCCTTCAAGTTATCGGCGGTGATCGACAGCGCCGCACCCTTCGGATGCTCACCCTTGGCAGCAAAGCACGCCAGGCGATGCCAGCCAATCCAGGCCAGGACGGCCGACTTACCAGGGCCGGTGCAAGCCTTCATGCACAGCAGGCGCCGAGGATCGAAATCGCCGCCCAGGTGGGTGAGCGTGTCGATTTGCCAGGCGTCCGGCGTCACTTGGAAATTGTCCTCAACGAAGCAGACAGGATCCTCGCGCCATTGTTTGATTTTCAGGGTACCGGCTTCACTCATTCGTCCACACCTTCACCAGTGACCAACTGCTCGAGCGTGAGCTGCCCGGAGTGTTCCACCTTCTTCGTGGTCGACCAGTTGGCGCGGTCCACGTTGTTCAAGAAGTAGGCCGCGTGCTTGAACGAACCGGCCATCGCGTGCTTATACAGCACACCGACAACGCCAGCGACGCCAAGCGAACGGCCCTCCTTGATCAAGTCGCCGGCATTTTTACGAAGCGTGGTTCTGTCCACCTTCAGATGGACAGCGATATGCTCCTCGGACAAGCCACGACCGGCCAGCGAAATGATCAGCTGGCGGTCTGTTTCCGACATTTTCCATTTACGCCGTCCGGTTTTCTTGGCCTTTTTGCCGTCTGCCTTCGGGTGTCCTTCCTTGATACCAGCCATAAGTTACTCGATTGGGAACTCGACGCCGTCATCACGCACAGCACGACGCCCAGTGTAGTCCTGCCAGCGACGAATGATCACATCCGCGTAGCCAGGATCCAGCTCGATCAGCCGGGCCGACATGCCCATGCGATCGGCAGCGACCAGCGTCGAGCCAGAACCACCAAACGGATCGAGAACCAGGTCCCCAGGGCGCGCGCTGTTCTTGAGCATGCGCTCGATCAGAGCAACGGGCTTCATGGTCGGATGCACGTCGTTACGCTTTGGCCGGGATTCGTTGATCACCGATGGCACGACTTCCGACACCTGGGCGCCGTCCTGAATCACCAGGCAACGATCGCCAATGCGGATAGTCCAGGAGCCGTCCGCGTTCTGCTCGAACGGTGAGCCGTCGCCCAGCTTTTGCAGCGTCGTGAGTTTCCGGCCGCCAAACCAACGGTGTGCCGAGCCAGGACGCCAGCCGTAGAGGATGGGTTCGTGCTGCCACTGGTAGTCCGAACGCCCCAGGACGAGCGAATCCTTGCACCAGATCAGGCAGCCGGAGATCTTGAAGCCAGCCTTGGCGAACATTCCCCGGAAATTCAGCCCTTCGGTGTCCGCGTGGGCCACGTAGATGGCGCCGCCAGGCTTGAGCGCGGAGAACATGCACGCGTAGGCAGCCAGGAGGAAGTCGGCAAAGTCGCCATCGGACAGATCGTCGTTCGCGATTTCGCCGGCCGCAGCCTTGTAGGCCACGTTGTACGGTGGATCGGTCCAGCACACGTCGACCTTTTCCGGGCCGAGAAGCAGGTCATAGGTATCTACCGACGTCGAGTCGCCCACGACAAGGCGATGAGGGCCAAGGTCCCAACGATCGCCCAACCGACTGAATGGAACGACGGGCTTCTCCGGTGCCGCGTCCGGGTCTTTGCCATTTGGTACGCCCCCCATCAAATCGAGAATCTCGCCGGCATCGAAGCCGGTCAAGTCCATGTCGAACCCTTCCAGGCGCAATGCCTCGATTTCAGTCCGGAGGAGGTCAGCGTCCCAGCCAGCGTTTAACGCCAGCTTGTTGTCGGCAATGACCAAGGCACGACGATCCGCGTCCGTCAGGCCAGTGACCACGACGACCGGCACCATCTGCAGGCCCAGTGTTTTAGCAGCCTCCAAACGGCCATGCCCGGCAATGATTCGGTTTTGCTCGTCGATCAGCAACGGGTTCGTGAAGCCGACCTTTTTCATCAATTTAGCGATTTGTGCGACCTGCACAGGAGTGTGTGTGCGTGCGTTTCTTTCGTAAGGAATCAGCTCAGAGGCCAAAACCGTGGCGTGGCTGTGGAAAATGATTTTTTGCTCGTTAGTAGAATTACTCATACAAGGGCCGCCGGAATGATGGAAGGGGAACGACTCAGGCACCAGGACGCGACGTCGAAACAAGGGCAATCCTTCACCCATTCGTGCCGTTCGACTTTGCCGTCGCCATCTTTATCAGGCGACAGATCGCGGTGTCCGCAGATTTTAGCCGCCGGGAATTGGTGCCGTAGCTTCCGCAACAGGGCATCGAGTGCCGCGAACTGCGCAGGAGTGAACGTGTTGGCAGGTTTACGCTCAGCATCCAGGCCACCGACCAGGCAGATGCCGATGCTTTGAGCATTGTGACCGGAAACATGGGCGCCGATTTTTTCAATATCGCGTCCTTTTTCGACGTTTCCGTTCTCTTTTATGACGAAATGGTACCCAATCATGTTGAAACCACGCTGGATATGCATCGAATTGATTTCTTTTGCGCCGATTGGCAGGCCAGCAGGTGTGGCAGAACAGTGAACGACGAGCGTGTCGATAATTCTCATGGCGGGATCCTTTCTCCTGAAAAGGAGACGCCCGGCCTGACAGGAGACAGAGCCGGGCGCCTAATGCTGTCTGGCCTGTCCCCAGGGGAGGGTGTGATCAGTCAACGGGTACCATCATAAAACCGGCCCGATGCAGAAAGCAATCCCTGCACCGAGCCGTAGGCCGACGAGGCCACTGCCTGGGATTATCCCCCGGCTTCGCCGGCAGTCAATGCTTCACGTGGAGAGTTGCTGTTATGTGAAACACAGGCAATGATGCGGTTTCACCAGACAGAAGAACCCTTATGCCAAGAAAACCAGAGTGCGCTCGATGCCCAGAACCGCACGCGCCCAACAAACGGTACTGCGAATCATGCCACGCAGCCTATATGCGGGAATGGCGCGTAACGCACCGGCTAACGCCAGAGCAGAGGATCAAGGACAACTGCCGCAGCTATTCAGCCGTTCTACTGCGGCGCGGGAAACTCATAAAAACCGATTGCGCCGAGTGCGGCAGCAAGGAAAGCCAGATGCACCACCCAGACTATAGCGATCCAAAGAACGTCGTCTGGCTTTGCCGACCTTGCCACCTAGCACATCACGAAGCACTCACGGCGAGCCGGTCCTTATAGCCTCCACCATGAGACAGAACGCCACTACGGCAGATGCCAAGGCAAAGACATGTACCGCGAGGCCGGCCCGGCCCATTTGCTGGGTGTAGAGCATCTGAGCGACGTAACTCAGCGCCGTGCAAATCACGACGAAGGCAACGCCGCCATAGGCGCCAGTCACCAGGCACGCGACGAACAACAGCAAAATCGCCAGGCGCGCGAACGACAGAGTCGCTTTGAAACTTTCGAGTTGTAGAGATTGCAACAGGTCCATCGGATCACCTCACTTGATTAAATTGGGTTTTCTGCCTGGTGCTGCGCACAGGCTTCCTTGCATTCAGCTACCGCAGCAGCACGGTCGCCGGCCTCGTTGTAGCATTGAACCGAGGCCAAAATCTTGTTTTCAGCACGAAGCCAGGCGCGATAGGTGAATTTGCCGGCCTCCAACGGGCCTCGGCTTATTTGGTATCGCTTGCACGACGTTTGCAGCATCGTACTTGTGAGCGCTTCCCACTTAAGCATAACCCTCTCCTGTTTTTACCACGATTTATTATTGATGATGTTCGAAATCGTCGCCTGACTTACCCTGTATTTTTTCGCTATATACGCTTGTATGCCGTAACCGCCTGCACCGCAACTCATCCTAATATCAAGAACTTCATCACTGGTCAGCCTGGCTCGATGGTTCTTTTCACCTGCGTTATCGGTTCCATGCTCTTTTTTCATAGCATTGTTTTCTTTGTTTGTTTTATAGCAGAGATTGTCTGCGTTGTTCTGGTGAGATTTCCCATTTAAGTGCGCAACCTCGTAGCCAATAGGGCAAGGGCCAAGAAAAGCAAAGGCAACCAGCCGATGCACTAAATATTTCTTATCGTCAGCACCGATCTGTAAATATCTACCACCTGAACATTTAAGCGGCTTGACGACTCGCCACGGGTACGTTTTGTTTCCCTTTCCATTGATCGAACGATTGCAATAAACAAAACCGTCGCGATCAACGCCGTAACCAGGAAGCACCTCGATAATAGTCATAACAGCTCCTCCTCCCATCGCTTCGCTTTGCCAAACCACACAATCTTGAACTGAAACGGGAACATTGCCGCCGCCACTTTGACCTTAACTTTAGCATCGTCCATAGCGTAATAACTGTCGCCTTTTCGGCCCTTCACTTCGTGGGCTTCCAGCGTACCGTCGGCCAACATCACAAAGAAATCCACCGAGTAGAACGTGTTAGCAGCCAGGCGCAGCTTGATCGCCTCGAACTTCCACCAAAGGATCTCGCCGGCCAGCTCGCGAAACCGAAGCTCGCCTGCATAGGCGGCCTCGGTCTTGTTCATTTCGCCAGCGACGGGCCGAATCCGACCCTTTGCACGGTACCGCATCAGCGAACCCTCAACTGGAACTCGAGGTGGTGATTGCAGCAGGTCGTGCCGTCGTTAAGCCGTACACGAACCGCGCGGTCATCCCACAGCTCATGCATGGCGAAGTCTTTGGTAGCCGTCACAGGGAGCCGGACACCGAAATGCAGCTCGGTCCAGTCCTGGATGGCTTGACGCTGGGCATCACAGAAAGCCTTGTCGTCGACGCCACCGACCTGATTACGCATGCCAGTCTCGGCAACCCGAGCCGTCACGATGCGAACATCGACGCCCTGCAGCAGCCAGTCCTTAACACGCTCGGCCATTGCCGGCACCGGATCACCGATCGCGCCACCTTTCCAGCCATCGTAGAAAGCCAGGGTACCGTCGAGATCGACGCCGACCCAGCCATTATTGCCATCAGACATTGTGAAACTCCTGTAGTTAAGCGGGATCAGGGCCGAAAGAAAATAGCCCTTTACGCCAAAGCAAAATCAGCTCGTTCTGTTTTTTCAACACTTCATCGCCCGAGCCGAACATGGCCATGAAGTCGCGTTTTTGGTGACGCATCGAAGGGCCGCGTTCTTCGACACAGGTGGCACAGCACACCTCCAAACCACTGTGCGTACATTTCCCGGTGTGATGCCATTGGCACGCACCCACGGTCGCCTTTTCGCCCAGGCGTTTCATTCCAGCCTGGTCGCCCAGGTTCAGGTGGTGCTTTTCGCATTGCACCCACTGCCGGATCCCGAACAGGTAGCAGAAGATGCAGCCAATCTCGCGAATAGCGAAGTCACGCGTGCTATTTTTCAAAGTCTATCTCCGGGTTTTTCAATAATGGTATTTGATGCGAACGGCTTAAACCGATAGACCGGCTTCAACTGCCAGCTTTGGAACGCCTTGATAGTCCAGCCGTTTCTCTGGAATAGATAATCACAAGCATATTTGTAGGATTGGCGCTCCCATATGCCGTCGCCGCGCCCTGAATAGCAGGCATCAGGAAACCCAGCAAAAAGTACAAAAGGCTCGCCGCTAATTCTATCGCTCATGGTCAGGGATCCTCCGTGCCAGGTAGACCACGTCATCCCAAACAACAGGAGGCTGGTCCAGGTTTTGCTCCTTTGGATTATCACCGAGCCAAAAAGCAAGCGTGATCGCGTCGGTGGCCTCGGTCTTGGTTAAGTTTTTACTCGACTCGCCAACCAAATACAAACCATGCCGACCGTCTCCCATGTCAATCGTCGGCACCGACTCCATGTTCAAAACAGTAGCGGAAATGAAATGCCGCCAACTTTCCTGAGACAAATAGGTACCGTGCCAATTGAGCGACTTTGAAAGTGTGCCGCAAGCAGAATTTAAAAGTTTCTGCTGCTCACGCGACATGCGCTCCTGGCCTTTTAACCGCCAATCGATCGGCTTCATGAACGCCCCCACTGATCAGCCATCGCATCAGCGATACCCTGATAGGTGGTGCTGCGAATTTTCCATCGATCGGCCGAAGGCGCCAGCTTGTTCTGGCCGCCGTCGGTTTGGTTTGCATACCGAGGCTTTCCGTCGACCATTCGAGGAGAAACCGTGACCGTCGGCCTTAGCAATGGGAGTCCTTTCAACCACAAGCAAGTTTGTTTACTGGCATCGTGACCAAAGTTAAACGGCTGGATGACCTGCGACGGTTTGCGGATCCTCGTCGAAATACAGCTGATCGGGTTTTCAACACATATCCTCGGGATGTTGGCGCCCATTAACGCCCGGACGAATTCCAGCGCTTCCTCTGTTTTCTCGGCACGACCAGAAACGCGTTTATTCCAATGCAAGCCAGAAACGCTGAGATAGGTGCAAGGTGGATGGGCAATCATCAGGTCGAAACCTTGGTCGATGATATCGAAAACATCGCCTTGATAATGGTTCCCCGGTCGATCGGTAGGTAGAAGATCGCAGCTGATCACATCATGACCAAGAGCCGCAAAAGCTTCACGGACGGTACCGGAGTACTCACACGCAATTAATATCTTCATACACCAAACTCGTTTTTTTCAGCGCGCGGCATTTTTTTTGCCAGCGCACCAGGGTTATAGCCATTGAAGCTGCCGCCGTATTTCTTGGCCGGACTCGGCGACGGTTTACGTTTCGGCTTGGGTTTAGTTTTCTTGATCACTTGGGTACCCCGTGTAAAGATCGTCGTCGCGAGCATTGAGCTGGCTCAGACTGTTGTAGATATGGAGAAGCGCAACATCACGCGACACCGGGTTTATTTTTTTCTTTTCGCTTTCCAACAGAGCAGCAGGCTCCGGTGGGAACGGTTCACCAGCCATGCGAAGCTCGACGCATTTTTCGTACACCCACATCAGCAATTTTTCTGCAGTCTTGGTGTCGCTGTTGGTGAAAGCGGTACGCATGGAAGGATCCATCACCGACCAGGCCAGGCGCGAAAACGGGTTTTTCCTGTTGCCGATTTCAGCCTTTAGCTTGTTGAACGATGGAATGCCATAACACATTTTCTTGAAACCAATCAGCGACGGCGGCCATTCATCGATCGAGCGTTTGCAAACATCGAACGCCGCGTCGATTTCACCACGCGTGAAGTGCAGCAGATCACTCGACCATTCACGACCGACGAAGCTGCGCGGATCATCGCCGGCAAACGAAGTCCACCGATGCCCATAGATCGACGTCATGCGAAGGTAGATGTAATCAGCCAGGACGCCAGACGACTTGGCCGTCGACAACTGGCCCGGAACCGTATCCGTTGGTTTGGTTTGCGCGCCTAACATTTTCACTGACTCGATCGATGGCAGAACGTCCGACACCTTCACCTGTTTGTTTTCCATAACTCCCCCGACTTAATGCATTCCTGATCCAGTTCCGAAACGTGGCGTCCCAGTCCAATTTCACACCCTTGGCACCGGCGCACGCTTTCCAGTAATCCTTAAATTTTTCAATTTCTCGCTGTACATAATCAAAGTTTCCAGTGGCTTCAGTGGCCCACACCATCAACTCTGTCGCAAGGTGCCAATCATCCGGCAGGCGAGTGCCGCGCTTTTTAGCGGCACTAGCTGTTGATCCTGCTTTGTCATCTGGTTCTGTATCTGTCTCTGGGGCCGTTACTGTAACGTTACAATCCTGTTTCACCCGGTCGCGATGCCGTCGGACCCGCTCGGCGCTGCTATCGGAGATGAACTGCCGGTCATCCCAAGCCAATGGCTGGAAGGTTTCATGGCAGATCAGGCCGACCTCGGCGATCCGCATCACAGCGGCCTCGAATTCACGCGAAGCAAGGCCAAGCTTAACGGACAGCTTGCGACGCAGTAGGTCGTGCGCGTCGCCCTTGTCGAGCAACCCGGCCCGTTTGCAGCACATAAGGGCCACAAAGTGCCAGCGATCCTCGAATGCCAGGAGGCGCACCTTCTCGTCGTCGATGATATCGGTGTGCAGCCGAAACCACGGCATCTTGCTCATAGCTGGACCCCTTTTTTACTGTTGCACGGACGGCACATCGTCTGCAGGTTTTCATACACAGTCAGGCCGCCAAGCGATTCAGGATGTACATGGTCGCAAGTCAGATCGACCCAACCACCGCACCGGACACAGCGGTACCCGTCACGCTCGAATACGCGCTTCGCCAGCCGCCGTGAAATCGTGTCCTTGCCGTTGCCACTGCCAGGAACTGCCGGCACAATGCCAAGCCCATCCATCAATAAATCGCGAAGGTATCCACACTGACCATCACCCCAGTGAGCAATAACGCGAAGCGTGTCGGCGTTATCCTTGACGAAATCACTGAAAAGCAAAATAGCTTCTTTTTCTTGGTCGCTCATACTTCCACCAATTCCCAACAGGACTCGTCTTCGTCCTGATTCCACGGATTGCCAGGGTGCGTGCAGCTAGAGCATGGCGGCCGAATAAAGCAAGTGCATCCACCGAAATCCTTGCCGACAAATTCGTCGCGATCGGCCTGGGCTTCATCGGTCAGGACGCGAACAAAACGCGGCGCGCGGAGCAGCTGCTGGATGCCAAAAGAAATGGCGACAGCCAAAGGATGGCGATTCATTGAACCACCCGCAACACGCGCTGCATGCGACCACTACGACCAGGACGACGATCACCTGTGTCCTCAATCAACGACTTGTCGAGCAAAGCCCGGAAGCGCGCGGTAACGCTGGAATACGGATAGCCTGGTAGCTTTTTCAAAACATCGTCTTGAATGCAGCCACCGCGACTAAAGCGCTTGATGGTGTTGAACACCAGGGCTTCGAGTTTCGTGGTGTCCACCGAATAGGCGGCATCACGACTGGTGTCGGGATCGTTGGTGCGGTGCAGCGTGTGCGGATCCGTGGGGATCGCGAGCGTTCTGTTGTGGTTTTCCATTTCAGCGCCTCCTGTGGCGTGGTTTGGGTTTTGGTAGCGGGAACAAACGCGGGAACCAAGCCGCCAGCTGCCACATACGGGCCTCCGGCAGACAGTCCCCGCATTTCGACACGGCCTGTGGGCTGATATCCAGCAACGACGCGAGGTCTGCATCGTTCGCGAGATCCAGGGTTTTCATTACTTCTTTCTTGGTCATATTCATGGCGGCAATACTAGGCACGAAATAAAAATAAAGTCAACTGACGTTAATTTACAGAATTAGCATTAGTTAATTCTGTAAATTAACAGGAGTTGATTTTTGTAAAAGACAGGAGTAATGTCGATTCTGCCAAATTAAGGCGAACAGGAAACACAGAAATGTCAGACCAACCACGCAGCGAATTGTTTAACCTCGTCGCTGAAATAGCAAAACCGCAAATTTATTATGACGCCCTCGGTCGTCCATTACCGCCAGTCCAAACCTACGCCGCCGGCGATCTTAGCCAAGACATTGCAATGGGCATGTTACGCAAGCCGCTAACGCTTGAAGAACAATTTTTTATTGCATTCGGTACGGCGCCACGAAAGGAGTCGAAACCATGAGCAACGTCTACCAAATGAACAAAAACCGCGTGCGCGCGGGAGATCGCATCGAGATCATCAAACCATGCGTGACATACGGAGACTACAACGTCGGCGATTTCGCGATCGTGAAAGAAGTCGACACCGACGGCGTCATCGTCACCTGGGAAAAAGGCATGCAGCCACCAGACCGCCGGCTCAACTTCGTGATGCACATGGAATACAAAATCTGCACCCCACGACTTACCAACATCGAGCGAATCGCGATCGCGGCATTGATCGCCACGGTCGTGGTGGTTTTCGCAGCAAACGCGCTCGGCCTTTACGATTATTTATAACGCGACACCAACAGGAGAACACCATGCAACAGACACGACAAGAATGGCTCGCACAACGCCGCACGGGAATAGGAGGTTCTGACGTTGCCCCGATCCTCGGCATGAGCAAATGGACAACACCCCTGCAGGTCTACGAGGACAAGATCGGCATCGGCCAGGAGCAGGACGAGAACCCCGCCATGAAATGGGGCCGCATCCACGAACCCAGCATCCGGCAGGAATACGCCGAAACCACGGGCCGAACGGTCTACGTTCCCGACAGCATCCTGATCCACCCAAAGCACACCTTCATGCTCGCCAGCCTCGACGGCATCACCGACGATGACCGCGTGTTTGAAGCCAAGACCGCACGCAGCGCAGATGGCTGGGGAGAGCCAGGATCAGCCGACGTACCCGAAGCCTACGCCCTGCAGGTCCAGCATTACCTCGCCGTCACTGGAAAGCAGATCGCCGACGTCGCGGTCTTAATTGGAGGTAGCGATTTCAGAATCTACACCCTCGAGGCCGACAAAGAATTACAGGCCATGTTATTCGAGGCAGAGCTGGAATTCTGGCATCGCGTACAAACACGAAACCCACCAGAAGCCACCACCCTGTCCGACTCGGTGCGCGCCTTTGGCCGAAGCGAATCGCAAGGATTGGTGCAAGCCAGCAGCCAAGCGGTCCACGCATGGGCAGAACTGAAGCGCGTCCGCGAAGTGTTGGCCGAACTCGAAGCGCAGGAAGAAGCCTGCAAGGCCATCATCACCAAGGAACTCGGCAACATCGGCGATACGCTGGTCGAAGGTGGCGCGGTTCTTGCCACATGGAAGCTCGCCAAAGGCCGGTCATCGTTCGACACCAAAGCCCTGCAGCAAGCCTACCCGCAGATTCATGCCGCCTTCGTTTCCGAAGGTCAACCATCCCGCCGCCTTTTGATCAAGTGAGAACACCATGACCGACCAAGAAATGACCACCAACCCGTTCGCGAACTCCAACCAGATCGCACGCCCAACCTCAAACGCATCAAACGACGCAGGACAGCAACGCGCCATCGCCGAGGTACAAGCAGCAATGGTGATCGCTAAACGCTTCCCACGCGACCCGATAGCGGCAATGGATCGCATCCTGAATGCCTGCACCCGCCCTTCATTGGCCGACGGAGCCTTGTATTCCTACGCCAAAGGAGGCAGCGACGTGACCGGGCCGAGCATTCGACTGGCCGAAGTCGCCGCCCAGGCTTGGGGCAATATGGAATTTGGCATCCGCGAACTCGAGCAGCGCCTCGGCGAGTCCACGGTCGAAGCCTTCGCA